ATTACGTCTTCAATGTCGTTACCTGCCTGTGTTGCCATCAAACGTGCAATGTGATCTTCAAGATCTGCACCTTCGATGTTATCTTCTAGAGATTCTGTTGAAAGCTCCCAGTCCATGCGGAGTTTCTTTGTTGTGAGAGAGATCTTTGAGAAAGTTACACCTGAGTTAACTCCTGTGTTCTCGCCTTCTGATGCAAGCTTTACAAGCTTCTCACCAATAGACATACGATCAATTTCTGTTGTGTCAGCCTTCATACGGACAGTACGTGCAACTTTACCAATTACGGTAGCATCGAACATATAGTCCAAGAATCGTGCTGATTGTTCTGGGTTAAGGAGACCACCATTGCCATTTTCTGAAGCAACGTGTACACCTGAACCACCAGTTGATGAGCCAAAACCAGTTGATACTGTTGCACCAGCTGCTGCGGCCTTTTCTAATAATTCATTACTCATTTTTATTTCACCTACCTTATTTTAGTTAAAGATTTCATTTACGGAACCGAGGAAAGCTCCTGACCATTTTGATTTTGATTTGGTAAATACCTCAGACCCGCCAAGGTCAGAGGACTTCTTAATTGCGGTATCGCCTTCTACAGCATCTACACGCTTTTGAACACCATCAATGGTGCCCTTGATTTCAGCAACAGCATCACTAAGTGCGCTGTGCTTTTCTGCCAACTCAAGAATTCTAGCATCGACATTTTTGCTGAAAGATTCAACAGATGTTTTAATTTCTGTTACCTGTGCAGCGTTTGCCTCTGTAGCCTTTGTGAGTGTCTCGGAGAAAAAGCCTTTTAGATCGCCTAACATTTTTGCAAAATCAGGTTCATCAACCATAACTTCTACTGTATCGGCTGCTTTTTCAACGTTGTCGGCAGAGGTATCTTCAGCTGCAACTTCTGCAACTTCTGATGATTTGTCAAAAAGATTGACGTTTGCTTCATCTGCTACTGGAGCTTCAGCAGCTTCTTCGACAGGTGCTTCTACGACTGCTGCTTCGGCTTCTGGAGCTTCTACAACATTATCAATGTTTGTATCTGACATTTTATTACCTCCTTCTACGTTTGCCTGTTTTGCTAATTGTGTTTCAGGCAACGGTAATCTTGACTTCTTAAATGAAGCAAGAATCTTATTTATTTCTTTTGACTTGTTCATATCAGAACTTTCAACCCAGCCTATTAGCGTAGCTGGCTTTCCTGATACTGGTGATTCAAAAGTTTTTTCTGTAGACATGAATACTGAGTCGCTGTCTTCGCAGTAAAAAATATTTTCGGTAACAACTTCGGTTGCTAATCCTTTGTAGATCATCTTTCCGCCTACTTTTTCAATAGAAAAAATATTACATAGTTCGTTTGCTGGTGAATCTACAATTGAAAGTTCTACTAGGTCGTAGTCTTTAATAAATCTGACTGCTTCACCTGTAGCTTTGTTAACTTCATTATCTGACTCTTTAATCTTTCCGCCAATAGAGAAACCAGAAAGAGTGCCGTCAAGAACTTTTTCCCAAGTATCTTGTGCACCCTTTGAAATGTATGATGTTACATAAACACCATTATAAAATGTTTGAGACTTCTGATCGTAGTATGTTTCTGGTTTGAAAGAAACAACTTTACCAACTGCAATTGACTGATGCATCTCACGAAGATTTCCTCTGAAATTTTCAAAAGCTTTGATGCTTGCCTCTGCTGTTACTACGTCGCCTGTTTGATCTACGTTATCTAATGTAGCGAATCCAGACACAGTTCTATTCTCACGATTGACCTTTGTAAAGGGTACGGAGAGATGAAGGTTTTCACCATCGGTTGACCAGTGTGACTTTTCGATGTTCATATGCTTAATTTTATAGGTTTATCTACTCTAACGCAAATAGCAGTTGATTAAACTTATTTGACTTTAGGACCATCGCCTTTAGGGTTTCTGGCCTCTCCGCTTTTATCTGGGGCATTGGCAGATCTTTGCTGATCTCTCTTTTTATTGCCCGTCGACTTTGCCTTTTGGTCAGCCACCTGCTGTGGCTTTAAATCTACCATTTCATCGCCACCCTCTACTGTTGTCATATTTTTTCTAATACGAACTTCGTTAGGGGTAATGACCTGCATTCTCAAATAAATTTCGTCAATACGGCTCTGGGTCTCTTCGTCAGTAAGGCTGAGTTCGTTAAACTTTAATTGGACAACATCTGTTTTTTCCGCAATTAAATAATTTAATTTCTTTTCAAGTCTATCCTGTGCTGGACGGCAAACCTGCTCCTTAAATGTTTTATCTGCATCTCTAGCAGCAGCAAGGTTAATTCCTTCTGGAATACCTATCTTGCTAATTGGAACACGGTGAGCTAAAAGAATTTCATCTCTATTAGACTTACGATAGATATTGAATGAAGACTCTTGCTCTCCTGCCTCAATTGGCTCCATTTTAAATTCAGTCTTTGAGTCTGGAGTATCTGCTGGAAGAGGAATATATAATGATCTATGATTCTTTCCTTTTAATCCAACCTGGAAAAATTCAAGAAGCTTTCTTTCTGATTCTGGTGAAAGCTTTGCTCCCTTTACTGTAATAATATATCTTGGTACCGCCTTATTTTCAAAGTAGTCCAAGTTATATCTGCCAGCAAATTCATTACCTGCCAACGCTTGCTGAGCAGCAATAATATCTGGAACTCCATAGTAGTTGTTCATCGGAGTGTACTTCTTTAAATGTATAATCTCGTTTGGTCTGTCTTCTTGTCCAGCAATTGGGCTAGGGGTTTCAAGGTCTCCAAAATTACGGAAGTATACAGCCTTGCCATAAAGCAATTGAATAAACCCGTCACGGAATCTACGCACACGCATTGTCTTAGCTGGTATGTGGCCGATATAGCCTATATCTCCTGCTGTTGTACGTCCTATCTCTATGTAGCCGTTTCCAGTCGCCTCAAGGTCCGTGTAGGCCTTTATAAGGGTCTCTGTAAAGGACTCCTCTTCATTACAATCATCTAACCATTTGTCTAGCTGTGTCTTTATTCTATCAATCTTTGTGCGAGCTCGATCTAATTGCTTTTGATCTGTAATTGCATCCATTGCATCTTTTGCCTTTGATGTTTCTGCAAACATATATCCTAGGCCAACGATGTTTGAAACCTTTGCATTAATAGCTGCATAGTTGTATGTTGAAACTTCGTAAATCTTTGAAAGATATTCTAAATTATATGTTGGCTCTACAAGGTCAAATAATGCATATCCGCTAATAGCCTGTTGCAATAAGTTTTGCTGTGTCCCGACCCCACTTGTTCCTACAAATGCTTTAGAGAAATCTCTGTTTAATTTGCGTTTAAAATTTGTTCCTAGCCCTCTAAGCTTTTTAATATCCTCTAGACCAAGGTTGAATGGATCATCATGCTCTTCAGATTTTTTAAATGAGAACCAGTCCGCTGTATTAGATATATCAATAGTATCTACGCTATTGATTTCATCTTCTATTGATTCTAATCTTTTTGTCATTGTACCGCTCCGTTTCGCAACATTGAGTCTTTATAGACACCGATGTCTAATGGGTCTGGTGTTAGCCCCCACTTTAATCTTTCGTTCTGGTGTTCAAATTCTTCATCATCAATTTTTCTGCGTCCTGAAAGGAACTTGGGATTACCCTCATATATACCATATGAGCGAACTTCTCTAGCCAAAGCATCGATCTTGGATCTGTTTCCTTTTTTGGCTGTGACTGATAGAAAGTTTCCATCATCGTCTCCAATCCATCTGCCATCAGGCATTTCCCACACATATATCCCTAGTGTGGTCTCTTCAATGATTCGTGTATTTTTATTTAAGATATCCATAGTACTCAATCATACCATTATCAACGGCTAAAGTCCAAATTTTGTCAACTGATTGACACTTATTATATGGATATTGCTTCAGGCTCGACAGAAACAACTAGGTAAGCGGTAGAATTTGTACCAGAGGTTGACTCAGATACGGTCATTAGGCTATCGGATACTGTATTTATAATATTATCAGTATATAGCTGATAGTGCCTTGCCACATCATACTGCGTAAATGCTGTAGGATATATGCTTAGATTATTATACATATTGTTTCCTCCAGACTTTGTGTCTGCTTGGTTTTGATTAAACTTAAGGCTTGTTGCAGCATTTGTAGATAGTGTAATTACTACATAATGTGGAAGCCCTATTGAAAAGAATTCGGATATATTTGTAGCAGATGTTCTGTCTATGCCATTTACATATACTGATGATACTCCAGTTTTACTGATTACCCCCAAATTGTCCCATTCATATATTTTTGAGGGAGCCGAGAATAATACGTTTTGACCACCGTCTGGAGTAAATATTAACTCTATTGTTCTGGTAGACAAATCTGAATTAATTGTAAAGCCGTGGCCATTGTACATTCTAAGGCCATTGTTTTTATTATATGACAAAATTGTACTATTAGATCTTGGCAAGGAGTAATCATAGTCTGAGGATATATAGTATCCAAAGTTATCGCAATAAAAATCTTTATTCTTAAAGAAGTCTACATGTATGGATTTAAGTATTGGTAGATATTTAGATGTGTCGGATGAAGACATAGAAGCTTGTATGTATAATACTGGTGCTATTTGATTATC